TCGGGTTACCAAACTGCCCGATTGAATTTCTATATCATAAAGTGCTGTTTCAAAATTAAGAGCGGAAGAACTTACAGCGGATATGTTTATTCCTATTGTTCCCGATACGGGACTGGTATTACCATTTGAACCACTAAAATTTAGACCAGTACCATCGGCTGCTAATGAACTACTTAAATAAATGTAAGAAGTTTTAGTATTATCGGCGTAATCCGGTCTTATCTGCATTCTACCACTATATCCGGTTAGGTTAATTGCACTACCACAAACATCTTTATATGCCAAATCAAGTTTAACCGTAGTACCTTGCTCTATTGTAAAGTTATATTTTCCTGCTGCCATATTATTATTTTATGTATAAATATTTTTATTATAAAGTTATGAATTTACCAGTTACATTTAAAACATCGGTTGTATCATAGGTAGTTCCACTAATAAATGTCAATACCAATACGTTCCCAACATAAGTTGCCGTAAAATTTACACCTTGTGTTAATTTTGTTACATTCTTATATACATTAACTTCATATCCTATTGAATTTATTGTTAAAGTAGGTGTTATAGTAGCCGATATTGTAGATGGCGCTGATACCAATTTTATACTATTAATTGTAAAAACCGTCTGACCGTTTGTTGTAGCTGCTATACTATAACTACCATTCATTTCCAAATAATCCAAAACATCTTTATTTGCATTATATTCGGATGGATTTGTTAGTATAGATTCAAGACGTCCATCTGCAGTTAAATCTATTTCGGTTGAAAATACAATTCTTTTATTTGTAAATCCTTTTTTAGTTGTATTCTGGCCATCAAATTTTTCCGGAAGTAAATACGCTCTAACATTGAGTGTAAATTCAACACGATTAATTCTTTCAGTTCCTTCACCCACTTCATTTACAACATTATAATCAGTAATGGTTGTGTTAAATTTAAATTTCTTTTTATCTCCCCAATATTCATCTGATGCCCAAGTTAGTGATTCAATTATAGTATTAAGATGTTCGGTATAACTTGTCCACGCCATACACTCATAGTTTATTTCAACATAATCAGGCATAGTTATATTATATACTTCATATTTTGGTACCTGTTTTTTCATTAACCCAAACTTATCGTATCTATTATCCTTCGACCATTTTTTAATTGCTTGATATGATACGTGTCGGTTTAACATTGGCATTGCATCATTTTTTGCAATGGTCGTTCTTCGTATCATCATTATTGGTAATTGTATCTTACCATGAGTATCTCTATATACTCCCTGTCTACGAGCCCCGTTCCATCGTTCCGAATTACCATATATAACTGGTACCTTAACAGCTTGTCCATTAATATCCAATGTTGGTAATACAACATCTTCTAAATAAGACATCATAGCATAATCAACATCAAACAAAGTCACACTCTGCTTAACGTCATTTACTTCAGTCTTTTTTTGTAATATCCTATCGGATTTTTTTAAAGGATTTTCAGCCATATTAATTTATTCTTTCTTCTATATTAAGATTAGATTTGGAAACCATAAATGTTTGACAAACAATACTGAAACTAAATTCAGGTAAACCACCACTATATTGTATTTCAGTTGTATTGTCAATTTCAAAATAAGCTCCATTGAAATATATAACATCACCAATTTCAGGATATGTATTTTTTTCCTCACACATCCACCTATCTAATCGGAACTCTATATTCTGATCAGTTTCGGGGCCAAACCCCTCATATCTTGCGGATTCCGGCTCTTTACTTATCAATGCATATAATTGTACGCCCGTATGCCATGTTTTATTCATAGCCTCGCCATATAAATTTACACGCGTTTCTGCTAAATTTACTTTATATAATACAATGGCATTTTGTACCACAGCATCAACTACTTCTCTAGCTATGCCTTTGAAAAAATTTACATCTCTATCTGATATGAATTTTGCCATCTTATCCTACATAAAGTTTTAATGGAATTTTTTTCAACATTTCTTGATGGTAGTCCGATTCATTTTTACGGATTTCAAATTGTTGTTTTCGGCTTAACTCCTCCAGGTTTTCTCTTAATTGAGTTATGAGTGCATCTTTTTCAACTTGCGCCTCACTACGAAGTGCGGCGCCATCAAGTGATACCGTTGCATCTGGTATAGGAATTTCATTATACTTTTCACGAATAGCACCCAATAGTTCCTTTGCCAAAGCAAGAGTATATTTTCTTACCCATTGTTTACCTACATCATTTATTTTTTCATACGGAATAAAATCATACTTTATGTCGGAATAATCGGATACAACATTTGATTTTACTATTGCCGCGTTATTTTCAAATTCTTCACGGTCAAAATATTCAATCCACAATCTTCTAAACCTATTATCAATATTAGTAGGTACAGGAAATATAGTAATATTATTATTTACTATATTAAAAGAGAATGCGGATTTACGAACATGATCATTAAACTCAATATGCTGCATCCTCAATAGGTCCTCATAAACAGGCATTAATAGGAATTGTGCAGCAGGTGAATAGTTACCAAAGCCTAACTCCGAAATAAGGTTTAAAGTACCCTGGGCGCCTACTGAATACGGGTCAAAGAAACGAGTTATAGCCGGTATGTGTTCGTAATAAACCCGTACCACATCGCGAACCGTATCCGAATCCAATGATTGACCAGTTTTTGGGTCTATTAATTGAGTAGTCAGGTCATATGTTTGTACACTTGCAGAGAGACTAACATATGCTTTTTTATAATCAGTTGGGCCGCCTACTCCTGCCAAAGTACCATATGCTTGTGACATACGATATATTTGTGGTAAGTTAGTGCCATCAACAAGTCTTTGTGTATAATTCGTTCCTAAATTCCTACCTTTAAGCGTATCAAGGTTATTTCTGATATTAAATTGATTAACTTGCGCAGAATATTCAGATATGGCTTCTTCAAAGCACGCATAAAATTGTTCATCAACTAATTCCACATCGATAATCGGATAACCAAGTCGTTTTGCACACCATACTGCAGTTTTAGGTCCATCATTTTGAAAATCAGGATCCGAATCGTATATGCCAAACGGAGTAAGCCCGTTTATAGCGGAACCGCTACCTGGCCATTTTAAGTTTAGGGACATAGTTAAAAGTTATGGTTATTCTTATATAAATATCAAAATTATTAAGAACTACTTATAAATCTTCCATTAGAATCTTTTTTTAAATTTCTGTTCTTTAACCAATGGCATCTTTCTTCATATAATCGGGTTCCTTCGGTATCGCCATTCCTATCTATAAACCAATCCAATGAGTATCTACCCTTTGCTTTTTCTTTTTGTAGTTCCTTTGTATTATCTGAATGCGATTTGCCATGCATTCTATTTGATTGATTTATTTTTTTCATTTTTTCAACAAATTCCATATACTCATTCGTATCTTTTCTATCTTTCCACAAATTACCACCCCCACCGGCGTATGTATCATTATAACCAGTTTTTACTGAATTATATGCGATTATCAATTCTTCTTCTATTTTTTGAGAAATATCGGCATCAACTTCACATAGTATTTCTTTTTTAAAATTATCCCAACCATATTTACGAATTGCTCTATATAAAGAATTTGACTTTCTACTAACCATAGCATTATGCTTATGTTGAGTCAATCTTGTTTGAAAATCATTTGTCCTACCAATGTAAACTTTATCTTTTGGCGATGTGAGTTTGTATATAATATCCATAAAACTATTTTATATAAATATACGGAATTTTATGGAAAAGGCAAAATAAAAGGGAGAATTTCTTCTCCCTTCTACTTATATTACTCTAACTAATATTAAAGAGTGTTCAAACCTTCAATTACTACTTTACCGTAAAATTCGGGTCTAACTATCTTCTTAGCGTAGCGGGTCATAACACCTCTACGTGGTGTGAAGTTAGTCGGGTCATAAACCAACGGAGTCATAATAAGAGGTACATACGGAGCGTAAACGGCACCAGTCTCAAAGAAATTGCTTCCTTTAAAGCCCATAAGGATTACATTCTCAGTCATGTAAGGGTTCTTATAAACATCAAAACGATTTGAGATAGAACCTACTTGAGATACACCAGCTGCGAACTGAAGAGCGTCTTTTGCAGGATTAGCTGCGAAGCCATTCATAGATTCGAGGATTGTACATACGTTAGGAGAAGCAACGATGAAGTTGGCACCACCACGCATTGTTAATTGGTGAATCCGATTAGAAACTTTTTGAAGTTTGATACCCAAAGTCTGGAACCAAGTGGATTTGTTGTATGCACTTGCAGCTACAGCGTTACTATCAACTGCGAAAGCACCTGCACTTGCATTGTAGTCATATCCAACACGGGTAGACCAGTAATCAACAGTCAATGCGTTAGCTTGCAACATCTCAAGGATTTCCAAATCAATTTCAAGAGAAATGTATTCAGAAAGCATTTGAGTCAATTCAGCTTCAGCGTCGATTGAGTGATATGCGTTCAAGTCTTGTGCCAATTCAGGAGTCCAAATTGCTTTCAACTTACGAGTTTTAGCAACAATTGGTTCTGATTTGAGTTCAAGCTCAATTTCAGGAATAGCGATATCAGCACCAGTCCTATCTTCAAAGTCACCACGATTTTCAGCGGTAGGTTGTGAATTGTAGAATACATTCGATGCGAGTGAACCACTAGCGGTTATACCAGTAGCGATAAATACAACACTACTAGCACTAACTGCTGTAAATTGCGGATAGTATGCTGTTAAAGAACCAGAGATACCAAAACTTCTTACACCATTTAAGTCAGGTCTTGTTAAATTGCTAGTTGCAATAGCTAATCTTCTAGCAGTACCGGCTGCAACTGAAGCAGAAAGGGTAGTGTTGCTAAGATCAAATGCAATATCTGCAAGAGATGCGGTAGAAAGTGTAGCAGTTACACCAGTAGCGGTATTATCGTTTACGGTATAACCAAAACGTCCTGCACCATATAAACCACCGGTTGTATCTTGTGTAGAACCTAATTTATTTGTACCAGCTGCGTTTAAGCTATCTTGTCCAAAAGTACCACCGGCACCATAAAGAGAAGAACCACTTTCAGGACGGTTTACAGCTGTTGCTGTACCATATTTAAAGTCCATGTAGAAAATGAGACCAGAAGGTAAGTTCATCGGTTGTACGGAAACGAACTCTTTTGCAGCGATACTACCAAAAATACGTCTTACCAACGGAAGAGCTACACCAGCCCATTCTTCTGAACCCGCTGAAGTACCGGTACGGGTAGCTTCATCAAGTAATTGTTTTGCCTGATTTTCAAGCATTACAGCCATACCATGTCTGCTTGATTCGGATTTAATACCCTCAAGAAGACCGGTCTTTTCCCACTTGCCTTTCAAACCTCTGGTTTGCTCAAGCATTACGCTTTGTGGATTAGCGCCTGTCATTAATTTTTTTAAGTCCATTTTATTAGTTTTTTTTATTATTTTAAAATACCTGCTAATTTTTTGAACCTGTCAGAAAAATCAGCATTTTCGTTTATAACTTGTTTTTTAGCTGCTTCGGCTGGTTTAGTCGATTTTACAGCTTTACTCGCAAACCCTTCGGTGATTGATTTTTTGGCTACTTTAGTTGCAGGTGTATATTTTAGATTTTCTGCAAGTGTAGAGTAAACCAATTTAACTTCTCTTACCGATTTAGTTCTGTCCAAAGTTTCAATAACTTTAACTTTTTGTTCGTTAGTCATATTATGAGCCCTAAACAACTTGTTTGCGAATAACAATTTTGCGTTAAGAAGATTTACTTCATTGATAGTTGAACGAAGTGATTTGATAGTGTTGTAAGCTTCTTTTAACTCTTTTTTAAGAGTTTCAGCTTGAAGTCCACCATCTCCTTCATCAGGTGTAGCAGGGTTCATATCTGCTTCCATTTCACGAAGAATTTCTTCCAAGTCAATAACTTCATCAGTTTCTTCTTTTTCAGATTCTTCTTCGTTGGTCATTACAACTTTAGGGTCTTCACCTTTATCGGTGCCGGCATCAGCTCCGTCGGACCAATCTTCGTACATAGTACCTTCTTCTTCGGTTTCAGAATCATCGGTTGATTCTTCTTCACCTAATTGAGCTTCCAATTCACGAATGATAGATTCCAAATCCATGTCATCTTCTTCATCGGTATCTTCTTCTTCATCTCCGGTGATTTCATAATCTTCACCATCATCGCCCATTTCCATATCATCACCTTCCATGCCCATGCTATTATCATCATCGGAAGATTCTTCACCTTCTAATTCTGCTAAACGTGCACGGAGTTCGGCGATTTCTTGGTCTTTTTCATCTCCACCCATTTCATCTTCATCCTCCATAAGAGTATTTACGATTGTTCTGTTTGGATCTTCAAGACCTAATTTTGCTGTACTTTTTTTAACACCTACAGACAAGTCAGTGTCAGCATCTAATGCTGGAGTTTTACCTGGGGTTTTACCCATTGAATCAGCTGTACCGATTTCAGATGAATCAAGCTCTTCGTTTTGCATTTCATCATCTTCCGTTTCTTCAGCTTCTTGTCTCATTTTTTGAGAAAGAATCGATTGAAGGCGGGGAGTGAAAGCTTCTTCAAGAGCAAGTTTTGCGTTTGCTAAAGCGGTTTCTTTTACGGCTTTGGCATCGGCGATTACCTCTTTTAAAAGTTTTGAATTTGCCATTTTTTTATAAATTTTGTTGTGAAGTTATTCAGGTGGGAACTCCAATAGCGTTTTTTCGGTTGTTCGTTCACTTCTTAAAAAAGAGTATTCATTAACCGAATAATAAAGATAAATCCTAAATTAAATAGGATATTTGTGTATAAATATACAATTTTTTTAGAAAACTAAAAAAAGTTATATATTTTTTTTGTTTTTTTGTTTTGCTTTTTCTAAAACCTCCCGTCGTGTTATTGATGGTTTTATATATTCTTTACGATCCCGCAATTGTTCTACCTGCTTTACTAATTGAACTTTGCGTTTATATTGTTTAAGGGCGGATTCTATATTACCACCTTTAATTTCGACTATCAACATATTTAAGCTTTGAAATAGATTTCTTCGTAATGAAGTACATCTAATAAATTTGTCGGGTCAATTAATTGTGCAGCGTTTAGTAGGTCGGAATATTCTGCTACTGCTTTAGTTTGTCCCTCTCTCAATTCTTGTAAGAAATCAAATGTTGCAAGATCACGCTCAAATACTTTCATTGAGGTTTCATTATATTTTTCAAATAGGTCGAACTCTAATAAGTAAGCTTTGTTTACTATATCAATCAGCCCTGCAAATTGAATGTTTGGTTTTACCGATGGCATTGTTGGTGTTATATTCCAATCCACCATATAGTTTTGTAGTAATTCAGCGTGTGTTAATTCATTGGCCGCTTCAGCTGCGAAAAATGCAGCTGCATTGTTATATCCAACTCCTTTACAAAAGTTAGATGCGTTTCTATAAAAGAAATGCGCTGTGTATTCATCTAATAACCTATCATTTAACAATGCAACTACTGCGCTACCCAATATTTTAGGGTTTATTGCTTTGGCCATTGTTAATGCTTTAATATTTGTTGCCATAAATTATTTTTTATTTTTTAATCCAAGTCTTTCTAACATTTGTTCTTCGGTTATTTCTGCAATTTCAAAATATCTTCCGAGAACATGTCCCATATCTTCGTAAAGCGCTTCTAATCTTTGTTCTTGTGCGTGTGCGATTGATGACTCTTTTTCAAATTTCTCTTGTAACTTTTTTAGTTCACCCATATTACGCTTAATGGTAACCCGGTCAAACCAATCACCCGCTTCACGGAGTGTGTATTCTTGTGCTGCATCTGCTATTGCTCCAAGTGTTTCTGCTATTTGACGAATATCGGATTTACGAGTCATTCCTTCACGATGCTGTCCGTATGTAGATATAATTTCCAAAAAATGCTTCTTTAATTCATTAGGCATTTGTTGGTATTCTTCCGTTTCTTTTAGTATATCTTTTAAGCGTATCATTCTGTATATTTTAATTTACGTCCTTTTATATGTTTAGCAGTATCTAATAAATCATAAGTTGTATAAAGTTTACCATCGATATTCAAAAATGCTAACCCACCATCATCATCATACTCTACTACATTTACTTTATCGCCTTTTTTTAAGCGTTTGATACCATTAGGATTATCATCGCTTTCTACTTCTAGTGGTTTAGTTATTTGATACACCGATATAGTGGATTTAATTGCTTCTTGTAATACCGATTCACCTTGTGTATCTAAATCAAATGGACGGCGTTTTTTTACAACATCGTATTTTTTAAGTTTTGCAACGGTTTGGTTTAATTCAGCGGTTGTGATTCCCATAGAATCCATTACTCTTGCTATTACCGCCTGCTCTTTCTTTTTTGGAAGATTGTAAGATTTAATTGTTGTTATTAATCTTTCTAAAAACTTTTCAACTTTCGCAGGTAGTGCAACTTCCATGTCTTCCAATGCTTCTTTTTGCATTGGTTTTTTGCCATTTGGTATTAAATTTACTAGCTTTGTCATTTTTTTTATTTTATAATAAATATCAATTTAATTCAATAAGTATATCTCTCATTAGGTCTTGTGCCCTACACCACTTACCACATTCTTCTACAAGCTTTTTATATTGAACCGATTCGTTGACCGGTGCCATAAATGCTCCATGTGTTGATGGGTTTGATACAAAATCCCAACATACTAATTCAAAATCTTCTTGAACCATTACCGTTCCATCATTTAACTCTTTTACTGAACCTAATCCTCTGCTGCTAATACCCAAACGAATATTGTTTTTCAATAATTCTTTTAAAATGTTACCTGATGGTGTTGAAAGTATTTCTACCACTCCACACACATCATCACCTTCCCAATAGATTTCTCTAATGTTATGTGATACATTCTTTAA